AAGCAAATAAAGTAACCGCAAATGATAGCGAGTACGCTCTAGCAGCTTAAGCTCTAGATGGGGTTTCGCAAGGTGTGCCTTATAACCAAAACACCTTGCACCAATTCATTAGAAATATTTAATGAATATCAGTAGTAATTTATTATAGTTATTATGATACATAAAAAGACAATGTTTTATTGTCATTATTTTGAGGAGAAAAACATGTGGACTAAACCTACTGCACAAGATATGCGTTTCGGTTTCGAAATCACGATGTACATTGCAAATCGCTAAATAAAGCAGTGGGTTTGGTGGCATCACCCGGCCTTAGTGTCAAAAAACCACCACTTTAAGTTTTAAAAACACTAAATAAAAGTATCGGTTCGCCGATATACACACAACACACAATAGGAGAAGTAAATGAGTAATCTTACACCATTCGAGATTCGTCTTGAACTTTTAAAAATGGCGAAAGAACTTTTGTTGGAAGAATATCATTCTAACAAAGATCGCCTTCAACAAGAGTGGCACGTAAAGGTTGAAACGTCTAAATTAAACGGACAACCGATACCAGATCATCCACCATATCCAACATATCCCACAGAAAACGATATCATAACAAAGGCTCAGTCTTTGAACGGATTCGTTTCTAATATCACAGCAGAAAAGACACAGAGCAAAAAGTCTGCCTGACGGGAAAAGATGTGCTTCGGCACATCTCCAACTTATAGGAGAAAATATGCGTATTTTAATTTTATTAACTAGTTTTATATTTGCTTTATTTTTATATACTTTTGCGGCAGCATTTTCGAGTATAGAAATACCAACAAAGTTAAATGTTAAACTCACAGATTTAAATAAAACAGCCAGACAAGAAGTAGAATGTTTGGCACAAAACATCTATTTCGAATCAGCTAAAGAACCAGTTGAGGGGCAAATTGCTGTTGCATTTGTCACCTATAATAGAATGAAGAGCGGGCAATTTCCAAACACGTATTGCGATGTTGTAAAACAAAAAACATATTTTGACAGATATGTAGTTTGCCAATTTTCTTGGTATTGTGAGGACAAACCTCTGGCGATATTGAGAAGTAAAGGCTTGACAACTCAGAACAACATGTTGTATAATGACATTGTGAATTTATCTTTAAATTTTTATTTGAACCATAAAAATATGAAAGATCCTACCAAAGGTGCCTTAATACTGAAAGGAAAATTGATGGACAAGGAACAAATCATGAATAGTAACAACACAAAAAGTTATGCTATTATTTTTTCGGTGACACTTATTGTTCTTGGAGCTATTTCTGCACTTTGCATTTATGGTTTGAACGAGAGGCGATTGATGGCATCCAATATTGAAAATGCTATCAGTAAAGGTATTGATCCACTTTCAGTTCGTTGCTCTTATGCTCATGGTGATGACATTATTTGTGTAACTCATGCGGCAGCAGGTACTAGAACAACTGGTCGATAATTAGGAGATATATTATGGCAGTACAACAACTATCAGTAAATGTTTTGTCGAATCCGAAAGATAGAGAGACTTTTCTTGGTGCTCTAAAAGAATGTTCGGATTCGATGACAAGAATGGAAGCAGAAAAGGAGTTCATTCGTGAGGTAATTGCAACTACTTCAAAGAATTTGCAGTTACCTAAAAAGATTGTATCGAAAATGGTTAAAGTTTATCATAAACAAAATTATGATGAAGAAGTTGCTACGCATGAACAATTTGAAACTCTTTATGAAACGGTCGTAAAATGAAATATACATTTACATGTGAAGATATTGGTACTGAATGGAAAAATAGTGTCGAGTTTCAAGCAATTCAAGTCGATGATATCATGCAAAACTTTAAGTACTTTTTGAAGGGATGTAGTTTCGATTCGGATTTGATAGAATCTAGATTTGCAGATGAAGATGTTGAGTTAAATTTTGAAGAATATTTTTCTGAAGAAGATAACTCAGATGCAGCTATGAAGTTTACGGTCGATTCTTTATCTTCGTGGCCAAAAACATATAAAACTACTTTAGGTGATGAGTGTCCAAAATGTAAACTTCCTATGGACATAATGTATCGCCACGGATGCCCAGACCCTCTGTGTAAACACAATGCCAACTAAAGATGAAATGCTAAAGTTTGCTAAATCCATAGAATCTATGGTTGCAAACACAGACTACAATTACATTGAAGCTATCGTCGAACATTGCAAACAAACTGGTCTAGAAATAGAAGTTGCAGCTTCTCTCATCAATCAAAATCTGAAAGCGAAGATTGAAAATGAAGCGATGAATAACAATTTACTCAAAGTGAAAACCAATCAACTACCAATATGATTACTGGCTATGAGGCTTTTGGAATATATAATGCACTCAAACTACATTTTACACAAGACTCGTATGATTACTTCAAGTACAATGGTAAAACAAATGTTAGTTTGAGTTCATTTGAAAATCGTAAAGATAAATGGCATTTCACAAAACTTTCTAAGAAGTTTAACGATAAGGAAGAGTTAATTTTTTTCATCGTATCAAATCTTTTACAGAATGATAAATTTTGGATAGGAGATTTACTGGCAGAAGATTCGGATGTTAGATATTTGAGTCGAAAAAAAGTTTTACAGTCACTATCTTATTTTTTCGAAAATGATTGTAAAAAGATTTTTGAAGGTGTTGCAAATCCAAATGAATTGATTTTAGTAAATGATGGAGATCATCCTAAATTACTGAAGTCTTTTATGAGAAAAGAAATTGAAATAGAAACTCTCTGTTTGTTAGACTCTATTTTAAATTTCGTTCCTATGTGGAAACAGAAAATAAAAGACGATATAGTATGGCCAAATCATAGGTTAAAAATCGTAAAGTATAGAGATTTTTTGCCGAAAGACAAGACCAAATTTAAAGTAATTTTAAGGAAGATCATAAATGCATAGATTAATACCATTAGTAATTTTATTCTTTTGTTTCTCAGTAAACGCCAAAGAAAAAAAACGCAGACCAGTTGATCTTCGTGAACCAGCTATTATACATTATGATGTGTCTGAAGATAGAGTTCTTTACAACAAGAACATAAATCAAACCAGACCGATAGCAAGCATAACGAAATTGATGACTGCTATGGTTGCACTAGACTATAGTACGAATATGAAGAGAGAACTATCTTTAGTTGGAAAAGTTAGTTCTAGTTTACCTCGAAAAACTTATAAAAGGGGTGAACTATTCGAAGCTATGTTAATTCGTAGTGACAATGCAGCAGCAGAAACTTTAGCTAATGATTATCCTGGAGGTAGAAAAGCCTTTATTGAAGAAATGAATAATAAGGCTTTGAGATTAGGTATGTCAACAACAGTTTTCAAGGATCCGACAGGGTTAAACAATAACAACGTTTCTACCGCAACAGAAGTTGCTGATATGGTTAAAGCTGCATCTGCTTATCCTTTAATACTAAACACTAGTATTAAGAAACAAACTTATATTGAAACAAAATATAAGAAGAAGGTTAGAACGATTATGTTGACAAACACCAATCGTGCCATATTGTTTGAGTTTGATAATGTGATTGTAAGTAAAACTGGATATACAACACCGGCAGGGTTTTGTGTTGCTATTATGGTAGAACAAAAGAAAAAGAAAGTAAGAGAGCAGGAAACTTACGGAATTATGGAATACTTTGTAGGCAAACCTGGTCCTAAGGATGAAACTGTGGTAAACAAGCATGTCATCGTTATTTTAGGAGCTAAAAACCCTAAAGAAAGAGTTGACACCGTAAAAGAAATAATGTATAATAATGTTATAGATCAAGATTTGGAAGAAGTAAAATGAAAAAGGAAGAATTTGTTAAACTGATAGAGTCGATTAAAAGTCTACAGGAATATGAGGTACAATATGTTATACCTGAAGATTTTGATTTCTATGGAGTTGTTCCGTTTGATATGAGTATATCTTCTGGAGTTGCCTATGTTAAACTCGTCGCACCATCTTTGGAAGAAGCTGTAAATAGAGTGGAGAAATATTTTATGGGTGGAATGAATTATGAGTAATATTACTATTACAGATAGAGATGATTGGAAATTAAAGGCTTCTATAAATTCTTGTGATAAACCAGATGGTTACTTTCATGTATGCTTTTCTGGAGAACAATACAATAAAGAGGGTGAGATGACAGAAAAATCATCTTATGATTTCTTTTTGAAAGAATCTGAATTGGTTCATTTAAGTAATTTTCTTCTTAAAAGAAGTTAATATGATT